CTTATACAAGTTTTAATGAACATTCAAAATTAATAAAAATAAATAGCAATCAATTAGACAGAACACATCCAACACAAAAACCTGTTAAACTTTACGAATGGCTTTTAATGAATTATGGTAAAGAAGGAGATAAAATTTTAGATACACATTTAGGTAGTGGCTCAATTGCTATTGCTTGTCATAATTTAGGATTTGATTTAACTGCTTGCGAGTTAGATAAAGAATATTTTGAAGCAGCTATGAAAAGAATAGAACAACACAAACAACAAATAAGAATGTTTTAATATGACAGATTTAGATTATACAATAATAAAGAACAAATTAGAAATATTGCTTTTAAAGGCTCAAGAAGGTTTAAAAGTAGGTAAGATAACACAAAGTAAATTGGATGCGATAGAAACGCTTCAAAGTAGCTTAAAATGTATGTTAGAGCTGAGGTTAATGTTAGATGAAATGAAAAACAAACAAACATTGTTAACAATGCAAAATGTAAAAGCATACAAAGAAACTGCAGAACTAAAGAAAAAATTTAATACATTTAAAAAATGAAAACTATATTATTAATGTTAATCACATCACACATAACTAGTTTTATCTCTGGTGCTTTAATTGTCGTGATAATAAAAAAATATTTTGAAAAGTAAAAAGAGAACATTAAATGAATACAGACAAACAAAGGACTCTCACTACCATAGTGATGATTCTCCTATTGAGTACAACATTGCTTTTTTGTGTAGAATATATCCTAATAATGCAGAGCTTGGAGCAATAATAAGAAAACATTTTCAAAAGATATGAGTTTAAACGCAAATCAAAAGGGTAAAAGATTCGAATTAAAAATTGCTAAAGATTTAGCTAAGAAATTTGATACTAATATAAGAAGAACACCAAACTCTGGTGGACTAAGTATTAAAGGAGATATTATGACTACAAGTGGCATACTATCTGAATATAGCTGGGAATGTAAGAACCAAGAGAAACTTAATATCTGGAAAGCATTAGAACAAAGTGAAGGAGATGCAAGAGGCACACTAAAAACACCAGTAGTAGTATTTACTAAGAACTTTGAAAAAGATTACATTGCTTTACAATACGATGATTTTGTAAATATACTTCTTGAATTAGATGAGTACAGAAGTAAATAATATATTACACATCTTAGTAAAAGATGAAAAAACTTGGCTATCTATGGCTGAGGAAATAAGTAGCAATAGTAAAATACCAGCAAAAGATTTATTACACGACTTTTATATTGCTTTACATAGCAAAATAGATAGTAAAAAAGTAAAAATTAATGATATTCTATATAACGATTCTTTAAATAAAGCGTTTATATATAAGATGATGCACAATATATTTATTGATACTATAAGAGTTGATAAAGATTTACTAATAGATAAAGACCTTAAAAACATTATAGAAGCAGATAACACAAAGTATGTAGACATAGAAAAAGTAGTAGATGATATAGTAAATGAATTTTATTGGTTTGATAGAAAGTTATTTAATTTATATAGAAAGAAATTTCATAGCATTAGAAAACTATCTGCAGCAACTAACATATCTCACGTTGTAGTATGGAGAACTATAAACAATTGTATTAAAGAAATTAAAAAAAAAATTAATGACGAGTAAAGGTTTAGGAGATTCAGTAGAAAAGTTCACTGAAAAAACTGGTATAAAAAAAGCAACTAAATGGATATTTGACAAACTAGGTAAAGACTGCGGATGTGATGCAAGAAAAGAAAAGCTTAATAAATTATTTCCATACAAAGTAGAATGTCTTAACGAAGATGAATATGTATATCTAAAAGGTTTCTTCAATCAACAAAAGAATGTAGTAAATGCAAGCGAACAAAAAGGATTGCTAATAATACACAATAGAGTATTTGGAACTAATAAAGAACAATCAAGTTGTGGTAGTTGCGTTAAAGGTTTAGTAGATACAATGAGAAGATTATATAATGAATATGAATACGAAAGAGAAAGTAAAAGCAATTGAAAAAAAGCTATTAATGTTTTTAAAGAAATACACAGATAATACACAGACCAAATGTCAAAAGAAGAAAACTTAATTTTGTGGAAGAAAGGCCAAAGCGGTAATCCTAAAGGTAAACCAAAAGGTGCTAAAAATAGAAGCACAATTCTCAAAGAATTAGCAGAACTTAGGACAAAAGGAATTGACCCTGTTACTGGTGAAGAAGTATGGATGTCTAATGAATATCGTATGGCTATGGCTGTTATAGAAAAGGTTATTGAGAAAGGTGACCATCAAGCACTTAATATGGTATTAGATAGCATCTATGGTAAGCAGAAAGATTCTGTTGATATACATACCTCAGAAGAAGTAAACCACGATTTTAGAAATATCATTGCACGGATTAAAGCTCAATAAAAAGTATTTAGTATTAGATGAATCATTTGCTAGATACTTTATTGTAACTGGTGGTCGTGGTTCTGGCAAATCATTTGCTGTTAACTCTGTACTATTACTATTAACCTATCAAGCTGGACATACTATATTATTTACACGTTATACGCTAAGAGCAGCCAGTATTAGTATCATACCTGAATTTATAGAAAAGTTAGAACTGCTTGGAGTTATTGACCGCTTCAAAATAACTAAAGATGAAATAATAAATACTGGCAATGGCAGTAAGATAATATTTCGTGGTATTAAAACAAGCTCAGGCGACCAGACTGCAAATCTTAAATCATTAACTGGTATTACTACTTGGGTAATGGATGAGGCAGAAGAACTTAATGATGAGGATATATTTGATAAAATAGATTTAAGTGTTCGTAATAAAATACAAGAGAATAGAGTTATATTAATATTGAATCCAACAACCAAAGAACATTTCATTTATAAGAGATGGTTTGAAGATAGGGGTGTTTCTGCTGGTAGTAACATAACTAAAGAAGATACAACATATATACACACAACATATTTAGATAACATTGACAACCTTTCAGAAAGCTATATTAAGCAGATTGAAACAATGAAGGTTAGACGACCAAACAGATACAAGCATACAATAGAAGGTGCTTGGCTAGATAAAGCTGAGGGTGTTATATTTACTGATTGGAGTATAGGAGAATTTAAGCAAGTAGGTAAAGTAGTTTATGGCCAAGATTATGGTTTTAGCAATGACCCCTCAACATTAGTTAAAACAAGCATAGATAAAGAAAATAAAGTTATCTATATACAACTATGTTTCTACCAAACTAAATTAACTACAAGCGAGATATTACAATTGAATAAAAAGTTTGCAGCAGATAATTTAATAGTAGGTGATTCAGCAGAACCAAGATTAATAACAGAACTAAGTAGAGATTGTAATGTAGTACCAGCAATTAAAGGTCAAGGAAGTATTACGTTTGGTATTAGTTTACTACAAGATTATGATTTAGTAATTACTGAAGATAGTACAGAATTAATTAAAGAGTTAAATAACTATTGTTGGTTAGAAAAGAAATCACAAACACCAGTAGATAATTTTAATCACGCTATAGATGCTTTGAGGTATGCAGTTAGTTACCAATTACAGAATCCAAACTTAGGAGAATATCACATTTATTGAAGCCACGCTTAAGCCACCCTCAAGCATTTAGATAAGATAAGAAAAGATAAGATATATAAGAAAAATAAAAAAAAGTTTAAAATATTTTGTAGTTTATAAATATATTTATATATTAGCATTGTAATTAAAAAAACCAAAACAAATATTATGATAGATTTTAAAAAAGTATCAATGACATCACAAGAAGCATTACTATTTATTAGTATGTTAGAGGATAAAATAAAAGCAAATACAAAAGCAATGCAAGAAGCTCCTATGCTTGCAAATATGCAAGAAGAAGAAAATGAAAATACAAGGTTCAAATGGATAATAGAAAGATTAGATAAAACTTTTTGGCACAGTAATGGAGATTTAAAATAAAAAAATACTAAGAGCCAGCCGAGTTATCTTAGCGTAAGTGCTCAGAAATTAAAACCAAAACAAATGAAAGTAAAATGTAATATATGTATAGAGGCAAAACCACAAAATTTGCCAAACATAAAAGAGGTAAATGATGACACAGAAATATTTTGTAACAGTTGTGGTAAGTTTTTAGCAGTAGCTGAAAAATATATGTATCCTCACAAATGGTCAATAGATAAGAAATATACTTTCTTTTTAAAGAGCTACTGTAATAGGTAGCTTTTTTTTATTATATTTGATTATAAATAATAAACAACTTTCTGAATACGTTTAGTTAAAGTCTTGATTTAAAATTTATGTTTTGGTTTAAAGTAGGTATTTGCAAAAGAGCATTGCCTACTTTTTTTTATATTTGTATATAACGATTCACTAATTTAAACGTTTATATATAAATGAAACTAACAATTAACATACCAGAAACTCTTAATGAGGTTACTTTAAAGCAATACCAAAAGTGGTTAAAGATTGCTGAGGGTAAAGAACTGGATTCGTTTCTACAACAAAAGATGGTAGAAATATTTTGTAATATACCACTTAAGAATGTGTTACAAATAAAAGCTACTGATATCAACAACATCTGCGAAGAACTATCAAAACTATTTAATAACGAACCTAAGTTTATAGATAGGTTTACTTTAAACGATAAAGAGTTTGCATTCATACCAAAGCTGGATGATATATCATTTGGTGAATATGTAGATTTAGATACTTACTTAGCTGATTGGGATTTAATGAACAAAGCAATAGGTGTTTTATATAGACCAATAACTTACAAGAAGAAGAAACAGTATTTAATAGAAGATTATGATAGTGCTGAAAAATACGATATGTCAGAAGTAACTTTAGATATTGTATTTGGTTCTCTTGTTTTTTTTTACAGTTTAAAGAACGAATTACAGAAAACTATCCTGAACTATTTAGCAACGCAACAGGAGATAGAGCTTCCACAGCATCTGCGGGATTCTCTGCAAAATGGGGGTGGTATCAATCTATCTATGGACTTACTAATGGAGACATTCTCAAACACAATGAAATTACCAAATCAAAATTACACACCTGTTTAATGCACTTAGCATTTGAAAAAGATAAATATGAATTAGAACAACAGATATTAAAAAGAAGCCAACGATGACAAAAGATGATATATTAGAAGAATTAACAGAACGCAATTTATTAATTGAGAATGAACACATAATTTTAGTTGATGGCTTTGAAGAAGCATTTTTAGGTATTACAGCTAACAATCCAGTGCAAGCTATTTATGATTATTGGATATGTTTAGATTTATTAATACAAAGAGATAATATGGATTTTGATAATGCTATTGATGACTTAGATGAATTTATAAATCAAGATTTAGGAGAACACACACCAAGATATATAAAAGTAGTATGAACAGTTTTTACAATATAATAGATAAAATAAAAGAAGTAATTGTTGCAGAACCATTTAACAACGAAATAACATTTGGTGATATAGCTGATATTGATTTAAAGAAGCAGAGTTTGTTTCCACTATCTCACGTAATGGTAAATAACAGTACAATAAACAACAATTATATAACATTTAATATCACTATCTTCTTTATGGATTTAGTAGATGTTAGCAATGAACAAGTAACAGATTTATATAGAGGTAACGATAACAGGCAAGATATATTAAATACTCAACTTGCATTAGCAACAAGAGTTATTAGAGTTTTACAAAAGAGTGATTTATACAAAGATAAATTTGAGTTAATTAATTCAGCTACTTGTGAACCTTTCACAGAGCGTTTTGACAATATGCTTTGCGGTTGGGCTGTTACTTTTGATGCTGGTACTAATGATGAAATGACTTACTGCTAATGAGTGAATTTAAAAAAGCATTAGAGAAATACGCTAAGTACGTTATACAACAGTCAAGAAGCAACCTTACTAAAAAGAAAAACAACGCTTCTAAGCAACTATATAATAGTTTAGAGTATAAAATACAAGGAGATAAAATTTCGTTCCTTAGCGAGAAGTATGGCGAGTTTATAGACAAAGGTGTTAAAGGTTCTAAATCAACATATCCAGAAAGCTCTTCAAGTCCATTTAGATACACAACTAAACAACCACCAAGTTCAGTATTTGATAAGTGGAGTATTAGAAAAGGTATAGCACCAAGAGATAAACAAGGTAGGTTTGTAAGTAGGCAATCACTTAATTTCTTAATTGCAAGAAGTATTAAAAACAAAGGTATTAGAGCAACATTATTTTTTACAAAACCTTTTGAACGTGGTTTAGATTTATACGGAGATGAAATAGTTGCTGGTTATTTAGAAGATAAATTAGATTTACAATGAGTACAATAATAAGAACAAGAAGCCCATATTTTATAAGAACACCACAAGAAACAAGTGTTAACCTTAGTTACTTTCAAATTAACATAACTGTATTTGGTGGATTAGAAAACACTCAAGACCCTTGTGATAATTTAACAGCATCTTATTCACTACAAAAAAAACCATTAGGAACAGAAGATTCTGTTTCATTTGAT